GTTACACGGTTTCCAACAAACACTAATAATGGATTCTCTATATTGAAAGGAATCAGTTCGGTTCGTTTTTCAATAGAGTACTTCACTTGTTGGAAGAAGGAAAGCAAACAACCTATCAAATACAAATGACGGTGATGATCATCAATACCTGCTCTGAGGTTATAGATACGATAATCTTTTCCATAGCCATCGCCATAGAAATATTTATAAGAGTAGTCCATTATTATAGACTTGCCATATTCCGCTACCATCTGCCTGTCTTCCTTTTTTGAAGATGTGGCATTCAGTGCTTGTTTGAATGTAGCTGAGTACTCAAAGGCAAAACCTTCTTCGCTTAATCGTGTACGATAGTCG